TAAACTTAGGGCTGTGTTCTCAGACAAGACACCACATCAACTACTGAATTGGGACGCTCTTAGCCGAGCGCGCGATCACATTGTATCTTTTCTGCCTGGAGATTCTGTACATATGTTATCTATAACCGAGGCTCTGAGAACAGAGAGAGATGGCCCTGACCGTCATAATCCAGAGGCTCAAGGGTTAGATCCAACTACGAATTCAGGAGGTCCGTTTTATCTAAGCAAGTGGCGTCCCCACCCAAATATGGACCCCGCCCGCTACGCTTACACTAAGCAGGTTTTCGATTGGATAGTGCGACAAGCCGTGACTAAATATGAAAAGTTACGGTCGGGTATACCCGTCACTTTCGATGGCATGGTAGCACAGAGGACTGTGAGTAGAGGCCTGACACCCTTGAAAGATCCAAAAACTAAGCGTTTGGTAATTGCCATGTCCAAAGATGAGGCCATTTTATGGAAAACTTTTACTCCCGTTGTGCAGGAGTTGCTCAGACACGTGCGCCTCAACGGCGTCAATGTTTTTAATGCTTGGTGCGATGCACCTGTCATTGACTACAATCAACAACTGATACTAGATCTAGCTTCAGCTAAATCGAATATTCCTGTCTCAGGAGATGTATCAGCATTTGACGCTTCTGTGGTTCCGTCTCTATGGAAGTACATGACAGACGGTTTAAGCTCGTGGTTTTATAGAGCTGGGAAGTTTTTCTCAACTTTGAACGAGAGTGTTATTTATCACACGAGAGTGTTATCCCCGATAGGTGTGGTTGATGGACCATCCAGCATTAAGTCTGGATCTGGTGGCACCAATTTTATCGATTGCATGTATAACTTATTAGCCTTATTCTATGGTGAAGAGTTAGGGTTATATAATTTAGATGCTGTCGAGGTGCAAGGTGATGACTTCGTAGCTGTAGGCCCGGGAGTTGAACCGGCTGCCTTGGCTGAAGCTTACTCCCATCTAAACCTAGAAATCCATCCGGATAAGCAGTTGTACAGGAAGGATTGTCTTGCTTACCTTCAACGCGTACACATTAAGGGGTACTATGGTGGCATTGCTAGCACTGCCCGAGTACTAAATTCGGTATTAGTTCAGGAGAAAACGAAATTCGCTTCTGACGACTGGAATCCTTATACTGAAGCTATTCAAGCTATTGCGAAGTTGGAAAATGCCTTCTTTAATCCTGCATTCTCTGAATTAGTCAATTATGTAGCTGACCACGACAAGTATGGGCTTGGCCGAGATTTGCCTGCTGCGCAAGTCATAAAGAAAGCCGGAGAAGTTGCTGGTGAAGTGTTGGCTATATCACCGTCATCCTTCAGTTTGAATGTGATGGATAAGGATGCTAGTGGCTTTGCTAATTCTCCAACTAACGGGGTGCTCCGAGGAGAGGTTCTTCCGCCTATACTCGGTAAAAAGAGATTTCAAAGAGCTTATCCTCCTGATCGTCTTGCTCTTATAGACAAGTACAATAAGGGATAATATGC